TCAACATTTCTTCTGCTCTTTGTTGGCTAATTTTTTCGCCTAGCCTTACACTTTGTCCCTCGGGATACCGGGTATTTCCGTAGCCAATCGTTGGTATGCCAGCAGGACACAGATATGAAGTTAAATGACAGCCTTCAAATTCTTTGATAAGCTCCACTGCAGCGCCGTAACTTTTGTCGTTTACAGCTGAAATCCATGTTTCGTACCAGGGCTGGTCACGGTTAAGAATGTCTGGCTGTACTTTTAAAATTGCGGCTTCAAGCTCTACTAGCGCAGCGCTTTGATGTGGCAGTTTCCGGTAATAACGGAATAGGTCATTCAGGTGAACCGGGGTGTTTGGGCTCATGCCATGGTGCGCGAAGGTGCAGGTCGTCAAGGCGCTGTGGAGGTGGCACTGCGGCAGGTTGGGTCGCGTGCCAGTCCTTTTCAGTTTGGTCTAGTTTTTTTGGTAGCGTTGCGTAAAACTTACGGCGCTGGATGGCCCTGTCTACTGTGCTCCACATGGAACGGGTGCTAAACAAAACGATCCAACGCCCGTCAGGCGGTATCAGCCCTTTTTTCCGGGTTTGATACTGCGGATTGCAGTAAACAAAAATTGGATGATGCTGTTGTCCTTTAGCTTGCTCATGCCGATCAGCTCAGATGCAGCTGCAACGACCACCCAAAAGGCGGGATGGGCTAGGACTTCCTCGAAGTTCATGAAATTTGGAGCTTTTTCTAATACTAGCCCTGTGGGCTTTTGTGCTCCAAAACGGCAATGCGGTTTCCGTGGTCGTTAAGACGTTCGTAAATTTCTCGGCGGTCAGTATTGGCCTGAACTTTTTCCGCCTTCATGTCTTGGTGCAAGTCTTCAAGCTTTGTGGCAATAGATTCGACACCGGCTGTGAGGCGAATGACCGCTTCCCGGCTTTCGCTGGTTCGCCTAGTAAACCCAGAGACACTCATCCCAGCAATGCCAATAGAAGCACCTAAAATTGCTGCGTAAATTTCAATCACAATGCAGGCGCTTCCTATTTTTTTATTTTAGAGGATCTGGCAGGCCGGATAAAATTGCCACCGCTCGTTTATAAAACATGCAGTCGGTTTTACCGGCATTTTTGAGCGCCTGCTCAATACGTTTCCAGTTTTCATACGTTTTCCTGTCTGTCACTGCTTAAACCGCTGCAGTCGTAAGGTCTCCATTATTACTCACCGTAATTTTGTACCTAGTTCCGTTTGGTGACGCGAGAATTACACCTTCCCCAAGTCCTCCGATTTCTAAGGGAGCGCCTGGGGTTAAAGTTCCAATGCCTAAATACCCTTGCGACGTAATTCTGGCGCGTTCAACGCTTGCAGAAGAATTGTCAGGCGTGGTACTGAACACCAGCCTTCCGGGCATGTCGTTTGTGCTTGACGTGCCATCGACTTGGCCGACGATTGAAGCGGCGGGAATAAAATTTGTGCCATCATCCCCTGCAAACTGCAATACACCTAAATCGTCTCCGCTTTGAACTAGACCACGGACACCTACATTTGCGCTACGGCTTTTTTGGATATTGCAAATTGGAGCCCCTGTGTCTGCGCTCCAGCGTGTTGCTTGCCACGAACTGGTACTGCCTCCACTTCCGTGAAGTTGCAGTTTTGAGTTAACGCTTCCTGCTCCTGTGTAAGCAACTGTACTGCCGAACAGAAGTTTATCGTTAGCGTTTAAAAGGCTTACATTCGTTCCTGTCCTGGTCCAGTACCCAATATTTCCCGTACCAGTGCCATCGAATGCATTGGAGATTGAGTTGTCTACAAAATCTTTTGTTACAAGCGTTGTTGCGGCATCCCCTGATGTGGTGGAAATTGATGTAGCTTTATTGGTTAGAACTAAATTTGTTCCGTTAATTGTACCTGTTGTGGTGATTGAATCACCTGCATTAACAGGTGATACTGTTGTACCCGTTCTGTTCCAATAGCCTATAACACCGGTTTTGCTGCTACCGCTGCCAGCAACTTGAACTACTGCACCCAAGCTGTTTTCGATGTATAAAGCAGGGCTTGATGAGTGGTAATTAACTGCAATCTGACCGGGTTGGAGCGTACCAGCGGTTGGCGCTTGGTTCTGTACCAAGGAACGGATGTTCTTTACTGAAACTGGCATCGGATAAACCTCCCGGTCAGAAAAACTGGCGCATTAACGCGCTGTGTGTATTTTAGTACGTACCAGCGTCGATGGTTGTTACGGCCTCCCACTGCGAGCTTGATCCGTTTAACTGCAACAATGAATCGGCAGCTGGGGTTGTGATTGTCACGTCCAATAGATCATTTAATACTGTGATGCCGCTTATTCCAGCAGCGGATGCTCTAATGCGAGTCCACCCTGCTGCTAAACCGTTGCAAAGAATCAAGTCACCGTTTTCAAAAGACACTCCTGGGCTTTCTGGAATGTTGCTGCCTGGGCCTCCGCCTGGGGTGTTCACAATAAAGTAGATACCGGCTTTCGCGTCTGTTGCGCTGCCTAGGTTGTCGCCAATTGAATATCCGGCGCTAATCCCTAAAGGCGTTACCCCGTTAATAAAACCAGTACTTGCGTCAATTGTTCCTGAGTACCTTAAATTTTGCTGGGCTAGTCTTCCAAAGCTCACCGGAAGCCAAGAGTTACCGTTCCACATGTGGAGCGCAGATGTGGATTCTTGAAGCCACAGCATTCCAATGTGGCTTTCTGTTGCAGCAATGGAAGGTATTACCTCTTGGACGTAGGCAATAGAGTAATCAGATAGTTTCTCATTGCTTATGGTGCGGTCTGTGATATAAGAAGCGCCAAACGTACCAGAAATGATTTTTGACGTGCTTAAGTTTGGTATGTCGCTTTCTTGTAAAGGTAAGGAACCTGTTACGTGGCCGTTTTGGTCAAAGTTAAGCTTAATTCCACTTCCCGCACCAACTGTGTTTACGTGCGTAATTTCACCCAGAGAATCCACAGACAAGCTTGTAGTATCTGGTCTAACTACACCGACAGCAGATGCTGTTGCTACAGGTAAATCTGCTGGTGTAATTACACTGCCGCTTGTTACTAAACCTTTACTGTCATAGTTTACAAGCTGCTTGGTTCCGGTGTTTGCGACAACAGTGTTGTCAATAGAAAGTACTTGCCCGTTTAAAACTAGGCCGTTTCCGTTTACAGCAACCGCTCCACGTGCAGAGCTTGCCAGTGGTAGGTCATTGGATACAATTGTTCTTGCGTTTACAGCCCCGGCTGAACCTGTAGGACCAGCAAGGAATTGAGCGGCTGCAGTTGTGTCGTCAATTGAAGCCGAAACAGCGGCGCTGTGGTTTGCTATGACTACTTCTGTGTTTACAAGACCTGAGTTACTTCCTGTAACATTTAGTATTCCGCTTGTCAGGCTCCATACCGTACCATCCCAGATGTAAGTTTTTATTTCTGCTGTTGAGTTGTCGATTGCGATTTGACCAATAAAATCGCCTGTTGCGGGTAGCGCAGTTACTACTACAGCGGAACTGGAGTCGGCAAGTTTTGCTGCTGTGACAGAGGAGTCAGCTAACTCAGTGGTGCCGATGGAACCGGCAGCTGTGGTGAAATTAACTTTTGCGCCCGGTATAGAGCCGTTTGCAAGTAAAGTGATCCCGTCTAAGATCAGATTTGAAGCGGTAATTTTTTTGGTTTCTGAGGCACTTAGGTCTGCAATAGGCAGTACGTCCGCTGCCTGTAGCTCTGAACTGCCTAATTCAGGTAGGTCAGAAATACGAAGATCAGCCATTAACTCAGCGCACAGTACCTTACTAGCATTCTAATAGGGTTGAAAATTTTATGGCGCGTCTGGGTCGCCTAAAATCTCGGCGTTGTCTTCAGCCAAAAGCTTACTGGAATCTTCCAGCAACAATGAGCCAAAATCTTGGGCGACTTTTAAAGCTATTGCTCCGCTTGTTACAAAATTGATTTCAGTTTCTATAATTTCGTCTCTCGTTCCAGCCCGTATGGCAACGTTTGTTACCACGCAGTTCATCTGATAGTATATTTTGTGACCTTTTTTGTCATCAAAAATAACAAAACGTCCATCAAAAACACTGCCTTGTTTTAGTCTAAGAAGAAGCTTAGCCATGTAGTTGGGTACTTCGTCCCTAACACCTACTTGGCTGTCGCCTAACTTATTTTTATACTCCCAAAAACAGGAAAGAGTTCCTTGGCCGCTGATCATCCCATTTGAATAATTTTTTCTAAAATTTTCACCTAGATCAGTTACATCTATTGACTCTCTATTTGTTGTGACTTCGTATCTGTAGACTTGGGCAAGGAAGTTTTGGTCTGGGTCTCTTGTTTTGGCCTGTATTTGTTGATCGCCTGTGTCTCTTTCTAAAGGTAAAGCGTCGTTTACTTTGCCGTTTACTGCTTTTTCAAACGTATCAAAAAGACGGATACCGCCTGCGTCGTCTACGTTAATGTAAAATAAACCGTCAGGAAAGCTGTGGTTTTGAACTAATACAAGATTACTACGATCTTGCGTGCCAAGCTCTATCCTATCCCCTGTTATAAAAGCCCCTGAGGCAGAGCTAAAGCTAAACCTGCGCTCCGAAACGTTTACGGCAGTAGGAGTTAATACGCTCCTTACGTATTCATCGTTCTCAGATGTTCTTCTTAGCTGTACGTAACCTTCTGCGCCTAAATAAATGCTCATATCAGTACGGATGTAGGTGCCCCATCAAACTCAAAGGTGATGTTACAAGACAGTACTTCTCCTACAGCCATTGTCATGTTTGCACTAGTAATCCAAACATCACCAACAACGCTTCTGGTAGAGCCGCCTGTAACTACACGAAGCTCTAAACGTACTTTTTCTGTTTCTGCTCCTTGGGCATTAGACCCCCCAGCTTTGATTATCTTGTTTAATAGTTTACTTGCGCTATTCGTAGATGTGCTGGTTGGGTCGGCATCGTAGTAAAATAATGAGCACGAACCAGAGGAAGACCTAATGCCTGGCACTGCTGTACGATCAAAGTCTGAAAGTGTGGTTGTCTCCAGCACTTGCAAACTAGACGTAAAAGACCAGTTAATTACTTTTGCTGCAGTTACATTGTCAATAATCAGTCTTCCATCAGTGCCTGTGTAGAAAGCCATCAGATCACACCCCTCAGCTGCAACGA